CCTCAGAAGTGCCGCGCTGCGATAGCGTCATCGCGCCGTTTCGGGCGAGGTTTTTGCCTAGTTGCGATACACCACTATCTAATGCACTAGCACCAATTGTTGAAATTGCCATTATTTAAAAACTCCTATGGTTTTGTCGGCCAAACAACATCTTCTGGGTTTGCAAATGTTTGTGGCAAGTCACGAAGAGATTGGCGATAAGCTGTTTCTTCTGCCGACATGGTACGATCTGAAACACCCCACCAATCTGTAGATTTAAGAAGTGCATCGCGCTCCCCACGAATACTGGCCCAAGTTGGTGCAGGGGGCACATAAGCAGCAATGGTTAAACTTTGTTCAACAATATAATCGTAATGCCTGTTACCAACAGCAACTGGAATAGAAATCTGACTACCATTTTCTGTTGCAGAAATTACAGTGTGTTCTGCGTTTGCGTATTTAATGTTTTCTAGCATTGTTTATATTTCCTTATGGCTTGGTCGGCCAAGCAGGGTTAGCAGGGTCAGAGGTGTTAGCAGGCAAGTCGCGCAGCGCGGTGCGGTAAGCTTGCCAAGCGGCAGGCACTGCCTCGCCAGCTTCCTGCGCTTTCACAACAACCCAATCAGTCTCAGCCAGTAACCGATCACGCTCTGCTCTCAGCGCAGACCATTCTTCGCTGTCGTAGCGAGCGGCGAGCCACTTATGAGTGCGTAGATCGACAGCATCAATGTCTACTTCTTCGTAGACTGTGGCTGCGTCCGGGTAAGTCTTTGGCGTCAGCACAGCGCCGTCATCGTCATACGTGGCTGGCGTTGACTTAGCTTCCATCAGCTTGGCAATAGTGGCCGACGGGTTGAGGGAGTGGATGACCGCGCCCTCTGCGGTGACGATGCGATTATTCATTTTCTAGTTCTCCAAAATAAGCGACCGAGAAAGAAGTAGCTGACATTGAACCAGCGGAGTTCCGCACCTCGTGACGAACATCTGCGGTAGTATTGTTGTCAATGGTTACATCACCACCACCCGCATCATCAGCGTTCGACCGACCAGATATCGCCGTAGCTACAAAAGTCGACTTAAAGGGGACGCCAAAATTAACTTCATAACGACCGGTGCTAGGGGTTGATACAGACTCGATGTTGTATGAACTCTGAATAGAAGCATCTCCCGCACACACCAACCAAGCCTTCGCCTTACTTAGATCAACACCAGCCGGAAGTTCCGCTGCCATTGAACGGACCATCTCGTTGACTTGCCGTTGGTCAGTTGCCGGAGTGGATGCGAACAGGTTGGCGTCGTTGATTTCCGCTACCGCATCGCCCCATAACAGGCCGTGTTCGAACGTGGTGCCGCCAGCCGCGATGGTGCGCTCGGTATCGATTGCAAGCCCGTCAAAAATGTCTTGAGTATCGGACTGAGTGACGATGTACTTGCCGGTCAGCGGATCAATCCGGGCATCTAGGACTGCGTCGCTTGCGCCTTGCAGGAGGCACTTCGCGTTGGCCTCGAACATTGGGGCTTCAGCTTCGTACATCTGTTTGACTTGCGCTGCCGACATAGCCGATTTTGACATTCTTAGAAGTGCTAGTTTGGTGTTGGTTGCGGCCTCGCTGGGCGTCCCCCCAGTATTCTGACAGCCAATCTCAAGAAGTTGGGTTGTGTTAGTGATGGAAACCAGCGAAGCAGTTGAAGCGGAGCCGACAGCAACACCATCAATGTATAAAGTTAGAACATCAGAGGTGCGGTCGGTGACTCCGCAGAACTGGTGCCAGACGTCATCTTCGATTGATGGCGAGTCCACTTCCGCGTTGTTACCTGAACTGTCGCGGTTCATATAGCGCAGAGTTCCGTTCGAATTAACATGGATCAGCCAACTGTTTGTATTTGTTCCGTCAGCCCCGTACCTGAAAAGAACCTGAACTGCGGGAGATCCGCTGCACCTAAACCAGCCAGTGACAGTCATGTCTCCGGTGGTAGGTGCGAAATCAGCATCGTTTGCGCGGCTCAAATAATTTGAAGCACTGAAAACACCGTAGCCCAAAAGTTCTGCTCCGGTTTCAACAGCCGCGCTTGGGACGGTGCCGGATTCAGTCAGCGTGTTGGAGCCTCCAGACCTATCAGCCGTCTTGCTGTTCGCCAAAGCAGTAAGAACCGATCCTTGGCCGTTATAACCAGTGTTATAGGTGGTTGTGATATTTGCCCAAATAGAGTCGTTTGACCCTAGAGAACCATAAAAGGGGAAACCATAGGCCAAAGAAAGACCGTCAGCATCCGCCCCGACCGAAAACCTTTCTATAATATCAAGCGATGTGTCTACTTGGACTGGTTGAGTATATTGGCTCCCGCTTAAGTTTGACACACTCCAATCGTCCGCTGTGATTTCGTCTATCGGTGCGCGGGATTTATAAATAACATCTGTAACGGATTCTCTAACTGCAAAAAAGTGGCCGCCAGATATGCTAATTGGAGCGCCACTCGTTATCGTTTCAGCGCGGTCCCATACGTTGCCGTCATGCTTGACTAGAGAATACCCGTCAGCACCGGCCCCATAAGAAACACCAAAAGAAGGCATCGGACCACCAGTGCGCGGGTCGAATGGCGGCTGTTGAGCAAGCCCAGCGCAAACGAACTGCACATTGTCATTGGTCAAGGCGGGCGTCGTCGTAGATGAAAGCGAATAGGGCCAACCATCGGTGCGCTCTGCCCACGACCCGTCATGCGGATCGACAATGTGCATTCCTTGATCGCTGGTGCCAACGATCACATAGCCCATGCTTGCGGCAATGCTTGTCGGCGTTGCGCCAGTTAATGTTACTGTAGCAAGGGGAGTTGCACTTGTAAGAGTATAATCAGTTAAATCCCAAATGTTGACTTCGGCGTCAGAGCCACTGGTTTCTACTGAAGCAAGCATAAGACTTGACCAGACTGATCCGTTTTCAAACTTACCGGCCCACGCCTTCCCATCAACTGAAGGACCAACTAAACAAGTATCAACAAAGTTTGCATTACTTTCAATAATACCACTAGCAGCAGTATTACTTAAATTATTAATACTAATACTATCTGCAAGATCAGCAGTAGAAATAATACCATCAGTGATATCATCACTAGACAGTGGTCTACGAGCAGGTTCTGGTCCGGTATAAGGCATCTTATGTAATCTCCAAAACCGATGCAAAAGCTGAGATGTCGTTAGTAGCACCTGCGGAAACTTTTAGAACATCGCTATCTTCAAGGTTTACAGGTTTATCAAATACAAGAGTACTGCCAGCAGGTACTGGTGCATCCTGTAAAAGAGTATATGTTGTGGCAGCAGACGAATCAGTAACCTTAACTGTTACTGTAGCTGAATTAGCACCGTCTACATTCGTCAACATAATTGCGTGAACAACAGCCGTTGTGGAACCGGGGCAAGTGTATAAAGTTGTATCACCTGTTCCCGCTGCAACTGCTGCATTTTTAAAAGTATTAGCCATTATTAATTATCCTCCTAGAGCAATTGCTAAAGCAACAGCTTCACCAGCCGGTGACACATCTGTGCCAATTGTTAAGCCAAGGGAAGCACGAGCCGTTGCGCCACTCTCTGCCACCCAGTTACTACCACTACCTACGATAATGTTACCGTCAGTTGTTGCAAGTCCTGCAATGTCTGCCAAACCTGCATCGTATGCCTGTACGTCTGTACCAATTGCAAGTCCCAGTGATGTACGAGCAGTAGCGCCACTTTCAGCAACCCAGTTAGCACCGTCGCCAACAATGATGTTGCCATCCGTAACAGCCAAGCCTGCAATGTCAGCAAGTCCTGCATCATAGGCTTGAACGTCAGTACCAATAGAAAGGCCAAGTGATGTTCTGGCTGTTGCTCCACTTTCTGCTACCCAGTTTGCTCCATCACCTACGATGATGTTGCCATCTGTTACAGCTAGTCCAGCAATGTCAGCAAGTCCTGCATCGTAAGCCTGTACGTCAGTACCGATACTTAGACCAAGTGAAGTGCGAGCAGTGGCTCCAGATTCAGCCACCCAATTTGCTCCATCACCTACAATGATGTTTCCATCAGTAACAGCAAGACCGGCAATGTCTGCTAGACCGGCATCGTATGCCTGTACATCTGTTCCAATTACAAGACCTAGATTAGTTCTAGCGCCAGCAGCAGTGGAAGCACCTGTGCCACCATCGGCAAGAGCAAGATCGGTAATACCAGAAATGCTGCCGCCAGTAATATCAAAGTTGCTTCCTTCAATCTCTACAGAACCAGCAGCAAGTTTCTTGCCAAGAGTAATCTGTTCGCCAGCATCTGTAGTAACAAAGGTAAGGTAGGCATTAGCGCCTTCTTTAATTTCAAGAGCAGCAGCAATGTTATCGGTAAGCAGAATGTCAATTTCTGTACCGTCTGCGCTAATGCTGTCAAGAGCAATGTCACCAACATTTGTGATGTTTGTGTCGGCAGCACTGAGCGACCCTGTTACAGTAAGATCGCCGCCTACTGTTACGTTGCCTGTTGTTGTAATGGCATCAATGTAACCGTGCGACCAGTAGTTAGAACCATCGCCGAGAGTATAAGTGCTATCAGCAGAAGGAATAACATTTGATGCAACGTCAGCAGTAATTGTTACTGTGTCTGTAGCTGCATCACCAAGTGTAACATTGCCCTTTACATTTAATGTACTGTCTAGAGTAGTGGCTCCTGTTACGTCTAACGTACCAGCAAAGTCTGCATTTGCTCCACTAAAGGTTACGGCAGTGGTTGGTGTTGCACCTGACTTGATTGCCAGTTGACCAGTAGCATTTGTAAGCGCAGCATAAGTAGTACCAGCATCTTTAAGAGTTACATCTGCCCCGTCTGCATCTAGAATTATATCACCAGTTGCGTCAAGTGTCAAGTTGTTACTTGAAGAAATTGTCAGATTGGTACCGTCACCCTCAATCTTTTCTCCATCATCACCAAAAGTAACACCTACGTTGGCAGGAATGTTTACATCGGCTGTAGCAGTAAGATTGATATCTGCACCGGAAGTTACTGTAAGGTCTGTGTTGTCACCTTCAATCTTCTCTCCTGTGCCAAAGGTAACGCCTACGTTGGCAGGTACAACAACGTCCGTAGTAGCGGTAAGGTTAATTGCACCGCCTGAAGTAACAGTCAGGTCAGTGTTATCACCTTCAATCTTTTCACCAGTACCAAAAGTAACACCGACGTTAGCAGGCACAACAACATCAGTTACGGCTGTTAAGTTAATTGCGCCACCTGAAGTAACAGTTAAATCAGTATTGTCGCCTTCAATCTTTTCACCCGTACCAAATGTTACTCCTACGTTGGCTGGAACTACAACATCAGTAACGGCAGTGAGGTTAATTGCACCGCCTGAAGTAATTGTTAAATCTGTGCCGTCGCCTGAAAGATATTCACCGCCCTGATCAAAAAGGTATAGGCGTTCTGTGCTGTTAATTACTACGTCATCTTGAATCTTGAAGTAGTCTTCATCTTCCATCCAAGTAATAACGCCATCGTTGGTTTCACCATCGACAGTAATTACGATATCTGTGGCAGCAGTACCATCACCAATTGTGATTGCTGTACCAAGCAGCTTAGTTACAGGACCGCCTTCTGCTGTTGTGCCATCATGGGTATGGCCTGTTGACGCAGCAGCAAAAGCCTCAATCTGATTAAACTCATTGTTAAAATCAGCAGCTTCGGCTACTTCACCGTCAACAATTTCAGCAGCACTTTGTCGTGTATATTCTGCACCCATTATCTACGTCCTCCGGGGGTAAATTCTAATTGAAAGCCTTTAATTGAAAATGGCTTTTTATTATTGCTTGTATCTACTTTTAATGCCACAGTAAATCCTGACCCTTCAACTGATTGTCTTAAAAAGGGATTACCAGACGAACCATATACAGCAGTTCCGTAAAGGGAACCGGCTCCTCCGTACACAAACAATCCACCACCACTTGTAAAATCATACTTGACAGGAGATGGGGAAGCGGGATCGTCAAAATCATATCGTAACCTTAATTCGCCAGCAATGTCACCTTCAGTTTCATAGTTAAAAATAACACGCTGCATTAACTTTCTAATACCGGGATCGCCCATTGTTAGGTCAGGCGAACGATAAATTGAGGCGATGTTTGTTCCGTCAAAAGTATCGCCACTTTCGTGTTCAATTACATAGCCATCATATGTTCCGCCAACAACCACTTCAACATTACTAATAAAACCAGAAGCCATACAACTAGGCTTTAATCCTCTAATGTCTGCCCACTCGTACCCAATGCCGCCTTGAATGTTTCTTTTAAGAGTACCTAACAAACCTTTACTTGAGACTACTGCACCACTTGTTGTTGGATAAAATAAACGATACTGACTTTTGGTGCGAATAACTACAGAAGAAATATTGTCGTAACCAATGTCATTAATCCGAGGTTGAATTGCTTTACTTACACTGCCCAACTCAACGTCATCAATTCTGGCAGTACCGGCAACTGTGCGTAAGCCGTC